AAATCTGCGACAACACCAAAAATTATAACAAATTTTACTGCAAATTCACAGATACGAAAAAGTTATTATCATGCAAATGCTGCTTTGACATTTGCAACAGAGGTTACTCTTCCTGCTACGGGGACGTTAGAACTAACTGCCAATAATCTACAAACGTCTGCATTGGCTCCCGGAAGATATGTATATGNATTGTAACAGTAACTCCAGAATCAACAAAGATAGGATAACATGGCAAATCCAACAACAAGAGAAGAGTTTAAAACATATTGCCTTCGCAAGTTAGGTTGGCCGGTCCTTGAAGTCAACGTTGACGATCTTCAGTTAGAAGATCGAGTTGATGATGCTCTTCGGTTTTGGCAGGAATACCATTTTGATGGCACCGAAATGGTTTATTATTCGCATCAAGTGGATGGCGATGATATTACGAATAAGTATCTTACGCTAGGGACTGCCGAGGCAGCATCGGTTCTGGGTATTAGTAGTATGATAAATTTATCAACCAGAACGAGTGGAATGTTTTCTATTAAATATCAATTGTTATTGAATGATTGGGCAACCTATAGCACCAAAGGCACCCGCGAAATGCAGAACTATTGGATGAAGATGTCACATCTTTCGATGATTGATGATCTTATCAATGGCATGGAGAATATTAGATTCAATCGAAAGACAAATAAAATATATCTTGACGTATTGTGGGGAACGGAAGTCAAAGAGGGCGATTTTATTGTATTTGAGACATATCAGGCAGTTGATGAAAATGCTCTGGCAAATGCAGAGGTGTGGAATGATATGTTTTTGAAAAGTTATGCGACTGCACTCATAAAGGAGCAATGGGGAATAAATCTTAGTAAGTTTGAGGGAGTTCAGTTGCCGGGGGGAGTTACCCTTAATGGTCGTGCAATTTTGGAGGACGCACGAACTGACATTGAGGCTTTGCGGGAACAGATGTCTCTAAGGTATGAGCTTCCTGTTAATTTCACGGTGGGGTAACATAATCCATGCCCACAAATATGTACATCAACAATTTTGAAAGTTCACCAGAACAAAATCTTATCCATGATTTAATTATTGAAAGCATTAAATTTTATGGAATTGATATGTATTGGCTTCCTAGAAATACTTCATCCAATGTAGATCAGGTTTTGGGGGAAGACACTCAATCTTCATATACACAGGCACATTTAATTGAAATGTATCTTAAAAATGTAGAGGGATTTGAGGGAGAGGGAGATTTTCTTTCTAAGTTTGGTTTAGACATTCGAGATCAGGCTACGTTTACCGTTTCTATCCGAAGATTTGAACAACTTGGGGCAGAGGAAGCTCTTCCTGGGGGCGGCACGGCATTATTTGTCAGGCCCAGAGAGGGCGACTTGATTTATATGCCCCTCAATAAAAAAATATTTCAAATACAGTTTGTGGAACATGAGTCGGTATTTTATATTGCCGGAACACTTCCTGTATATGATCTTCGGAGTGAATTATTTGTATACAACAATCAAACGGTTGCCACCGGAATTTCTGAAATCGACAATCTCATATCTACATACAAATATTCTTCGACGATGCCGACAGGGACGACCGTCGATAATACCAAAATTCAACTTGACGCAAATACAATTCTTGACCATTCAGACCCAAACCCCTTTGGGAGTTTTTAGTTTATGTTAGGAAAAACATATACACACGGATTGATTCGAGATTATATTGTTTCGTTCGGAACCCTGTTTAATGATATAAAGATTAATAGGCCAGGAGGTTCTGGTGTAAGTTCAGGCACGTTAGCCATTCCCTTAATATATTCTCCAAAAAATAAATATCTTTCACGGATTGCAGAGGATATTAATTTAGATAAACCAATCGCAATGGCTCTCCCCGGAATGGCATTTGAGCTAATATCTATGACATATTCGGCCGAACGAAAATTGAACACCATGCAACGTGTGTATAGAGCGAACAACGTTTCAAATACGAGCATTAGATATACATATTCTCCAGTCCCCTATGATTTTATATTTCAATTAAACATATTTACAAAGACAATTGAAGACGGCACACATATTATAGAACAGATCCTTCCGTATTTTACGCCTGAATTTACAATAAGTTTAAAGGGCGCAACGGACTTGGGAATAAATGTGGATATGCCTATTGTTTTAAACGCAGTTAATATGGAAGATAATTATGAGGGAGGATTTGAAGAACGTAGAGTAATTGCATGGTCGCTTGATTTTTCTCTCAAAGGAACTCTGTTCGGTCCAATTGCAGACGGCAAAACAATCAATAAGGCAATTATTAATTTTCATGCGAATACAATATCATCTAATACATTTGAAATATCAACAGTTCGTCCTGCAATGTTGGCAGACGGAACTCCGACAACAAATGTTGAAGTCAGCGTTACTGCCAACAACATTTCTGCAAATGATAACTATGGAATTGCAACAGACTATTCTTCTTTCTTGGGTGATTAATATATGGAAAAGCTAAAAGATATTGAACTTGTGCCTTTGTCTTCTGATGATGTCAATGTGTCTAAACAGGAAAGGCATATTCATCAGGACGAAGACTACGAATACATCCGAAACAATCTGAAGGACATCATAGGAAAGGGTTCGGATGCCCTTGAAGGAATCCTTGAACTTGCGCGGGATTCCGATCACCCACGCGCCTGGGAAGTGGTCGGACAAATCATGCGACAACTTGCCGAAACAAACAAAGATCTCATTGAACTCCAGAAGGACATGAAGAAAATCAAGGACGAAGAGGGTGCCAAAAAGATTACACAGAATGCAATTTTCGTTGGGTCAACAAACGAACTCCAGAAGTTTCTTCGGGGTCAGGGTCATGTCAGTCAAAAACTAAAAGACTCAAGGAAGAGATCCGATGGGAGATGACGCATATCTAGGCAATCCGCTCTTGAAGCCAGCCGGGGTTCCTCATGACTATACCGAAGAGGAGCTTGCCGAGTATATCAAATGCTCCAAGAAACCCCAGTATTTTATTGAAAACTATATCAAGGTAGTTCATCCTCCCACAT